TAGGATCTCCCGGCATGCCTCCGTGCCGAGCACGACGGGACCCCAGGCAGTGAGGTCGTTGGCGTCTAGTAACGCGATGTACTCTAGGATGCGCTGCGTCTGCGGGGCCATGAGCTACTTCTGCGACTTGCCGAGAGCGTGGTCGATAAGAAGGTCCAACTTAGCCGACACCTGCTGAAATCCTTCTCGTACATCGTCGCGACGGGCATACGTTTCAGCGGAATGCTTTTCTATACCGCCAAGCTTGTCGCGTAGTTCTCTTGTTGTTTCCTCGTGCCGTTGATCCATATCCTTGAACTTCTGAGATATCGTGTTAACCCAATAGGCTAACGCACCCCACAGTCCAGTGAGCAATGGCGTTGCCACATGCTCTATTACCCATCGCCAAAGCCCCGGATCTGTGCCGTCGACCATCGCATCATTCCTTCTTCTTGGTTAGCACTTCTCCGGTTCGCCTGAGTGTTTTTGACGCCACTGCTGCGGCTGGCAGTGCGTTCGCTAGTTCCAAGATTTGCGGATCTAGTTGTCCGAGCGTCCCTAGCCCACCCGTCGCATAGTTCCCGCCTCGCATCGGACCCATGCCATACGAGATGTCCTCCAACACATTGCCTAGGTTGCCGACGGTCATATCCTTCAGCGTCATGCCCTGCCCGCCCATAACCGGCGAGGATTGGGGAATAGTGAAGCCGACCTTGTCGAGTTGTCCCGCAAGTGCCTTGATTAGCGCAGCGGTTGACCCAAGCGCCTGCATGCCAGGAGGGCGATACGGCGTACCGATAGTGCCGTTAATCAAGTCATCGGGATTAGGCATCGGCTAGTACCATGCGCGCACTTCGAGGTTCCATTTCCCCGTGGTTAGGGCAACGATGCTGCTAGGCGTCGCCTTGTCGACAACTGCGATATTGTTGGCAACGCGGATGTAGACGTTCGTGGCATCGGCAGTGACACTCGTCATGGACGTACTCTGATTGTTCGTGATGTACACAACATCGCCGACCGCGTAGTTGGACCCACCCGTACTTCCTGATGCTGTCGTACAGACGGCCCATGCAGAGACCAGAACAGGAACGCCGGATAGCCCGTGCGCAAAGGTATAGACTGCGTTCGCCGCTGCATACGATTGTGCAGCCGGAGCACCAGCCGAATTACGCGAGACAACGCGCGTAGAGTTCTCGGACAACGACACGGCCGCGTTCACGGCCCCCGCGCTGGAAATCGTCAACCGTCCCGGCGTATTGTTCGTCCCGAGTTGCAGGGCAGATGCGCCAGTCGTGTAGATGTTCAGAATGCCCGCGCTGGAACTTGTGATGCTAGCCGTCCCACCGGCAGCAGTAGACCCAAGAGAGACAGTCAGAGACCCAGAATCTGCCGTTGTCACCACATTGGCAGATGCCGACGCGCCCGCGTTTGTATTCGTGACCGTCAGCGTCCGCGCGCCATTGGTCGTTGTTGTCCCGACCGTCGCATTTCCGGTCACCGATAGCGCATCGGCCGTAAGCGCGACTAGCGTCACCGTTGCCGTAATGTTGACAATCTGAAAGCGCGTGCCGTCGTAGATGACCTCGACCGTAACGCCCGATGCGATGTCATTGGCAACTAGCGCAGTCGTGCCCTGCTTCGTAATCGCCTTCGCGCCAAGAGCATTGATGTTAAGCGTTACTGCGCTCGTATTCGCCCCGGCAGAAATGAAGCGAAAAATCTGCCCCGCTGCATAGGCCGTAAGACCCGTAACGCTGGCCGTGATCGTGTCGACGCCCGATACGCTGGTTAGATAGGTGGCAGACGAATCTTGCACTTGCCCAAGCGCGGCATAGTCAGTGCGCGAGCTACCGTTTGCCACGTTCGTATGCTTGTAACCGCCCATCGGCAAATTGCCGGTCGGAGTGTTCTGCCCGTCCTTCGTCAAGCACGTCGTCAGACCGGTTGCGATCTCAGACAAGGTGCTATTTGCCCACGTGCTAGAGATCGCGGTTCCCGTAACGACCGGGTTACCCGAAGTCGTGATGCTGAATGTCCCGCTACCGTTCCAGCCCATATGCGTATTGCCTCATCGTTTTGCGGTAGTGCTACACTGCCCGCGTGGAACTGTTCCTAATCGCCATGCTTCGGCCTTTCTTTGCCCTTCTTGTCTTGGGCGGTCTGTGCTTGCCTATCAAACGCGCCATCGTTCAGCACATGCCCGACAACAAACTCAAGCGATTACTCTTACTTCGACTCAGCTAACGGGGCCGCAATCGTCCCGCCCACCAAGCCGCGCTTGGCAAGTTCTGCCGCAATTGCAAGACGTTGCGACTCCGGGAGCATCCCCATACTCAAATACCTTTGTCCGGCAGGGGAATTAATCGCCATTTGAGCGGGCCTGGATATGCCGCCGACGCCGCCCTGCCAAATTGCTTTCAGCGGGTTTTCCATCATGCGTTGCCAAAACGAACGCTCGGCCGTGCCGCTGTTCGGGATCTGTTCCTTTACAAACGCCTGCCCGATGCGGGCTAGATCACTCATCGCGTCGCCGCGCGTCCCGTAGGTGTACCCCTGCTTGTCTGCGGACATCAATGCTTGTGCCAGTTTCGCGGGGCTCACGTTGCCCGCGACTGCATCGGCACTCGTCGGTGCGGCTGCCTTCTCCAATACCTTCAGGTTCTGCCATTGCCGAGAGGCTTCTTGCCATGCTGTTCTGTCGGCCGCTGAAAGCGAGTTAGCAGCCTCCGAATCGAGGGCTCGCTTGATTGTTTTCAGAGCTTGGCCAAGCTCTGAATTACGTGCGCCGAAAGCATCGTCAGCAGCCTTGCCGAGCGTGGATCGGATCTTCTGATAATCAGCCCCGCTGATCGTCCGCCCCTGCTTCTCTGACCGGGCAAGCAATTCAAGCCCCTTGTTGACAGCCGTCGACACGCTCGGACTTGTAAACTCATTGCGCGATGCGTCGACTTTCATCAGCGCATCAAGGAAATCGTCTCCGAGGGCAATCTTGTTACCCTTGGTCAATCGCTCGAACTCGCCACCAATCCGGGCGCGTGCAGAATTCAGAACGTCCGGAGTTGCTTTTGTCGCCTGCTCTCCTACCTCGGACAGAGTCGCGCGGTTAAACGCCTGCCGTTTCGCCTCGTTGATACCCGCCTGCGCATCGGCAGTTAGCGGCATGGATTCGAACACGGACCGCAACACCTTGAGCGGGCGACTGCCGGTCATATCCGCAGCATCGAGGGGAATCCCATACGTCTTCGCTTTCGTCGCCAGATCCCGCAATTCCGAAGGCAGCGTGCTTTGTACGGGGCGGTTGATACGGCTAAATGTATTGCCCACTGCTTGACCAGCAGCGCCGCCTAACGCCCCGATTAGGGCGTTCCGTGCCCGAGAATCGCCGGTAGGCACTGGCTGCACTCCGCCCATTGCTCCACCCAAGAGAGCCGCGCCAGGAATGGTATTGACGCCGGGGATGGCGGCAGTCGGAAGCGACGAGATGAGACCACTTGCCACATACCCCGCTTTAGCCTCGCCTCGATTCATCAACGGGGCGTCGCGCTTCGCTTGTTCGTCAATCTCTGACTGCGGGACGATGCCGAGCAATTGCCCCGCGCCCATGCCCATGTCGACCATTGCTTTTCCAGCGCCCGCGCGCATCCTGTCGACTTTGCTCATGCCGGAAGATGGATCTCGCCGATCTGCCTCCATGACATCGGCAATCGGGGTCGTCAGTTCTCCGCGCGACCTGCGCTCAAGCTCCGCAAGCCGCCGCAACGCTTCTAGTTCTTCGCGCTCGTTCATTTCTTTCCAAACTGCTTACGCAGCGTCTCCAATTCGCTCCGCTCCTCAGGCGTCAAGCCCTGATCTACCTTGGGTTGCTTGCCAGATACGCGGCCCTCGTTGAGTCCGTAATCCTTGGCGATACCGCCGTACTCTTCCCGCTTCGCGTTGAACTGCGATTCGCTGGCCTTGTAGAACTCGTCCGCAAGTTTCTTGAACTCGACACGCTGCGACGGGGTCAACTTCTGCCCCCTGATGATCTGATTAGCATAGTTCGTGACGCGGTCCAGCAGACCAGTAGAGCTCATCGCAATCCCAAGTTCCGATTCGCGCACGACCGACCCGGGGTCCAGTAGCTTCATGATCTTCGTGGCCGCTGCGACATCGGCAATCGGAGTGCCCTGCTTAAGCGCCGTGTTGATCTGATCGTATGCGCTGCGTACCTCTTGGTACGCCTTGTAGATCGGCTCGGATTTGAGGTCGTTGCGTAGGTCTCGCTCGTTCTTGAACTGATCTTTCGTCGAGTTGACCTGCGTCACCTTGGTCCCCGTATTTCCGGGGCGCACGCCAAGCGACTGCTCGCCGATTTGTCCCGTCTCCGGATCGAATGTGCGCATTTCCAGAATTGGGTCATTGTTGGCGTCATACAACGCCTTGCCGGTCTTCGGGTCCTTTGCCTGCACCCATTCAGTCGTAAGTTTTTTGGTCTTCGTCTCCGGGTTCTCTGCGACGACTGAGCCGCCGGCAATCAATTGCGCGCCCTTCGGGAGAACCTTCTGCTCTTGGTTCTTCAACGTGTTTTCGATCATCTTCCCAATCAGCATGTCAGGAGACGCGCCTGCATTGTGCAGCGCCAGAATCTGCGCATACAGTGCCGCATTGGGATTGGGTGTCGCTGGAGTCGTGGGGCTGCCATGCACGGTCACCTTCGGAGCGCGCAGTCCCATAGATTGAGTCGCCGGGTCTACTTGGTATTGCGACATCGGCGTCCCTTGGAACGCCGCGCCGTAGAGATCCTTTTGCGATGGCTCGGGGAACTCCGCATAGGGCGCCCCTTCTTGCGACATCGCAGATGTAGACCCCTGATCCTGCTGCGGCTGCACTCCGAGCATTGATGCCAACGTCGTGCGGAATCGGTCGTTACGGGTGCGGGCTAGGCCCAGTTCTTCGTTATCCGCCTTCTTGTTCTGCCACATCGCAGCGACATCGCCGAGCGCATTAGCAAGCCCCATCGTCCACGGAGTTGGCACGAAGCGATTTCCGACCATGTTCCCGGCTGGCAGCGGTTCCTTGCTCGCCAACAAATCAGCCATCCGTCGCCGACGGATGACCCGAGCCATTGCGGCTTGGTCTTCCGGATTCGCGGGTATCATCGTTGATCCGACTTGCGCCATGTCTTTGCCCTTATCCGAGCGATGCTGTTATCTAACCGCCAATGAACGCGCCGCCGATCTTGCCGCCCGCGCCTAACAGCCCATTGATGAGCGCGGACTTGTAAGCAAGGTTCGCGTTGTACTGACTAAGCGCGTCCTGCCCTTGCATCTGCGTTGCCTGGAAAAGTGGCGACGCCTGGATGTCTTGGCCCGAGTACTGCTGGAACTGCGGATTCGTGACCTGCGAACCGGAAAGAAGCGCGTTCGTTTCGTTCAGCGGGACGTTTCGGATAGCAAGTTCCTCTTGCAACGCCTGCGGCCGCTGCTGCATCGCGGCAAGAATCGCTTGAGACTCGGCATCGTTACGCTGCATGCCGAAATCCTGCATTTCGTTTGTGTACGCTTCCGACCCCACCGGGATGCCCTGACTCGCAAGCCGGCTGCGTGTCTGTTCGTCGCGCCGATCCCAAATCGGATTCAGCCGAGCCATCATTGCGTTCTCGGCCTTGTTCTGGAGTTCGTCGACGTTGCCAACGGACAACGGAGTAGAGAACGCCTGCCCGATGCGACCTAGGCCACCCTCTGCGATGTTTCCAAGCCCGGAGTTGATGCGCTCCTGTTGCGACTGCCGTTCTTGCCCGAGCGCCGTCAATTGGTCCGTGATGTACGGGATGAGCGGGTCCCCGGTCATCTTGCCGGAGTAGTCAATCTGCCGCGTTCCGTAAGGCGTCGTCATCCACGGATTAGAGAGCTTGGCAGATGCAAGCGCGGACTCTCGATTCTGGATGCCTTGCTCTCGCGCCGCGCCGAGATAATCAGGTGACTGGTAGTTGTTTCCATTCCCGCCAAATCCCCCCACAAGCCCGCCAAGCGCGCCCAGAGGGCCAAGGTTCTGCGCACCCAATCCAGTGACGGTACCAAGAAGGCCGCCAGTTGCCGCGCCTTTGAAAATGTCGCCCCATCCCATACCCGTATCTCCTAAAGGACGCCGCCGCGTTCCATCACGATGTCAGTCGACATCCATTGCACTTCCAATCCGTTGGACTGCGTCACCAGACGAGGCGCCGCGCTGAATCCGATTCCGGTCGCCCCCTGCCAGTATTTCTGCGGCAACAGCCCCGCGCCCCATTCGCCGGAATCCCATACGCTGCTGTCCCACGAGGCATAAGTCGCCGGAGCGACTGCAAGCGTTGCTGTCGGCTCCGTGAGATCGTAGTCGATGTTCAATCCGGAGTAGATCGCGGGGGAACCGTTTGTCAGGAAAATCGGCCGCATCATCGTGAAACGCTTCTGCTGCCCTCGCGCACCGTAGTAGCTGAACGCCTGAAGACAGTTCGCATTGATCGCAATCCCGTTGTCGGCGTTGGAACTCCAGGCCACCGCAACAATGGTGTCTCCGCCTGCATAGGCTGAGTCGTTCAGCAACTCGAAGCAGTTGAAATCCCATCCCGTGAACTTGCACCATGATTTCGTGATGGTGTTCATGACGTACTGCTGCCGTTCAGACGCGCTGATCGGGACGTTCACCCACAGTTGATTTTGTCCCGGGTAGTAGAACAACTCCCACCCAAAGTTGCCGGCGTAGGTATCCACCGCTTGAGACACTGCGTATTGAATCTTGAACGACAGCGCCACTTGGGGCTGCACCCGAGAAGATTGCAGCGCCCCGGACATCGGATAAATACCGTCTTGCGTGATGAGTAGAAGGTCTCCAGCGAACTTGAGGAAGCACCGCGCTCCGACAGGCGTCCCAATCTGCCACACGCCAGCAAGCGCGAAAGTCGTGGCCGATGTCGGGTCCGTCCCCTTATAGACGATGATCTCGCCCATATCGGTAATGAATGCCGCGTAGTCGTCAGCGCCCTGACCGGCGTCAATCGTCCACGTCCCCATCGCAACCAGATTGCCGCCGAGGGTGGCAATCGCAGACAGATCCCATGCGGCAGCGGCGCCGGAAATTGCATTTAAGCCCAGATACCACGCCTTGAGCCCGGTCGACGGAATCAGCCAAACGCGATTCTTGAAAAGGTTGATCTGGTTGATCGTGTTCGTGTTCACGCCGGTAATATCGTGCGAGCCGTCGCCATCTTCGTACCAGTTGGACCCGTCATACCCCTGCAACTTGTCCGCACCATTGACTGCCAGCAAGAACGACCCGCCCGCCGTCGTAACGTTGATGTATTGCAATCGTGAGTTCGACAGGCCGGACACTACCGCCACGCCCGCCGTAGGGGGAGACGTCAGACTGCCTAATGTCGCATCGAAAATGTCCCCATCAGACACGGCGAACAGTTCAGTAGTCGCCCCTCCCGCATAGACCATCAGCGTCTCGACTTGATCGGGGAACCCGACCATCCACGGTTGATACCCGCTTCGCAGGTTCACGGAGTTCGTCGCCGGGAACCAGTTCTCCATTTGCACTGCGTCGAGCGGGTCCATTGCCCCAAGCGGATCGCGTGCGTTCCATCCACCGATGGGCGCGGCAATGCTTGCCACATCCGCGACCGGCTGCGGCTGCGGAGTGTAGAGAGCACGACGGAGAACGGACCTAACTGCCATAATTACTATCCGGAATGTTTTCCCACCCGATTAGCACCGTGCTGACTCGTGGCGCAAACGACAGCGTCGGCGCCCCCTGGTCAGCAACCTTCGCGATGGAAATCTGCATCTCGTAATCGCGCGTATACGCCGTTACGTCGAATCCCTTGACCTCGAAATACTTCTTCTTGAGGCCAAGCACCATCAGGCGATCTGGATAGATGCACGTATCGGAATCGAGAGTGAACGCCGCCTTAGGCGTTCCACTGGCATCACGAGCCCAATACTTTGACGTGTACTCGAAGCCTAGGTATTCATTAGTGCTGACAATCGGCCAGATCTGGAAGTAGCCACCCAGGCGACGCCAACGAATGCGCGGTCCGGTCGAGATGTATCCGGACTTCAACCATTGCCACTGCTGCGCCGTCTCCGGCCCAAGCATCTCCCAATGCTTCGACTTATCCCACTGCGTACGATTTGTTAGCCGATCAAAGTCGGCAGGTAGTGTGTATGCCGTTTGCCCGAAGGTAAGCGCCACGCCCGTGCCGCTGGTAGTCGCAGGCTGCGTGAGCGTGACCTGCGTCGCGGAGTCGACCGAGTCAACATAGACGTCCTGATTGATCCCGGTTCCGGTCACCATCCACGTATTCGCAGCGATGCCCGTCGTACTCGGGATGTTCGTGACTACTGCGCTGTTGGCAACAAGATCGCCCGTCGTGCTGACGTACTGCGAGTAAAAGCGATACTCGACCGACAGGGCTTCCCATTCCCATTGCTGCTGCAACTCATAGCCGCAAGCGTTCAGCAGCGCGAGGAGTTGGATAACGTCCTGCGTGCTGTTGCCGGCGACCGAAGCCGGTACAGGCAGATTCATCTCTGCCGTTGCCTGCTGAATGAGTTGCAGCATCGTTGCCATTTACGCAGCCTCCTCCGCCTCGGCCTTCACTGCCTTGCGCCGTCCGCGCGTTGCTTTCGGTGCAGTGCCGCGATCCTGCACAGCAGCCAGCAGCGCGCGCATCTGCTCTTGCATTTCTTCCTGACCGCGCCGCAGTTCCTCGATCTGCTTGTCCTTCTCGGCATTTTCTTCCGCCAGCTTGGTAGCGTCCGCCTGCCCCTTCGCCGCACGGAGCCATGCCTGCGCCCTGTCGCGCAACGCCAGCGGGGCCATGCCGCCCGCCATGCCGATGCCCTGGAGTGCGCCATCTGACGCTTCCGCGATGTTCTCGACCGTGTAGAACTTGAAGTACCGCAGAGCTTCCGCAATCTCGCGCGAGACCATCGGCCATTGCTCCAGCGGAGTCCCCGCCGTGATCGTCGGGCCGCCGCTTTTCACTTGTTCATACCGCGCCCACTGAATCGGGAAGCGCAACTTGTCGGCCGCATAAACCGGACGGTCTACGTTGCACAAGTTGTTACCCGGAATCTCGATCCGAATCCAATCCATCCAGTCATAAATCGGGCGCCCTTCTTCCTTGGAACGAAACTCGTTAAGTTTCTTGTCCCATCGGAACGTAACAATCAGCGCCGAATCCGGATTCGACGCCCCGACGAACTCGGGGTTGTTCACATCGCTTGCAAGCATGCTTGTCTATCCTCAAGGAATTGAGTAACAGCATTGACGATGACCTCATAGTCATCGGGTTCCCACACGCAAACACCGTTGCGCGTCAGGTTCGTCCCCGGCTCAACACCGCACTTTCGCCAGAAGGCCGCAGTAGTTGCCGGGGTCGTTTCGTCCAACAGACGAAACAGGATGTATGGCACCGACGAGTACAGGAATAGCGCCATCGGTCCGTTTGATACGCCCAGGTTGAGCGCAGCGCCTTCGTACAGGGCCATACGAATATCGATATCGAACGCAGCCGGTGCATAGCCGCGCCCGTGGCTCTCCGTGTCAGGCACCCAGACCACTTCATAACCACGCCCGCGCAGCCAATCAGCCACCTGCGCCCATGCCACGAGGTTGCTATTACGCTGCGGCCAATACTCGGACTCGCGAACGGTAATCGTCACGTACTTGCCAGCGAAGTCCTTGCCAACCTTCGCACGCGCCCAATCCGTTGCCCGTAGACACGGGAGCGCAGAGCGGAAATGCTGAGTGCCGTAATGACTGATGGGAACATCTATCGCCCATTCCTTCGGGAAGACGTCGCCCTCCACCGGCTCACGCTCGCGAAGGATGGCAACATGCCGCACAGAAGGAAGCAGACGGCAAGCGGGAACGCAAATGCGATGCAGCATGCACTCACGCTTTTCCGGACTCGGCGGTAGTGCGTCATCACGAAACCCTCGCATCGGCCCAGGCTGGAAATAGACATCCAGCACATCAAAGCCGCCTTCAATGCGCGCCTTCTCGGCCTCACCAAGAAACGAGATGAAGTCATACGTAGGTGGGCTAGACCCGAGGTCATAGACCGCGCTCAACACACGCTGAGACGCCCTGCGCTGCATTTCGCGCCATACCGTCTGTAGTAATCCGTCGCCGTACAAATGTAGCGACGTTCCGAGTTCCGACAAGTGCGCGGCAAGTTCCTTGAACTTGGCAACCTGCGCAGCCATCGTGATGGACGCCTGGAACCTGCGCGAATTGACGCTAACGGTAACGACTTCGTCCGTTGCGTTCATCGGCTGATCGTACGCATGCCCCTTGTTGAAACGGTGCGACGAGTCATACCCGAACAGGTGTATTTCTCGATGCCCGAGCGTATGCACTAGGCAAAGACCGGAGAGCCCCACGGTCGTGCCGCCACCGATAAAACATGCGCGCTTGTTCGGGATGTGTTGCCCTAACCCCTCAATAAGCGGATGCCACAGCGTTACCGGGATGCCAATTTCTGCCGCACGATCAAACATGATCGGCGCGCATTGAGACGCTAATAGCAAATGCCGCGCATGCGGTCCAATGAATCCGACATTCGCTTCTCTGGCATCCAGAATGATCTGATAGTCCGGCATGATGCCGAAGTCATGCAGGAACTTCGCTGCATTGTTCAACGCAAACACGGGCCATCCCCGCGCCTGCATATCTCGAATCTTAGGGAGTTCGTCCGCTATGGATGGTCCGCCCCCAACGATCAAAGCAGGAGTCGCCGAAGGCTTGGCAATGCAAACCTCGTCAAGTCCGCGCGTAGCGTTCTTTGCAACGTTGTCAAAAAGACGCACGTCGGGCGTGTTGCAGTCCACTTCGACCTTGATCGCCCCGGACGGGCTGTCTACGTGCATTACATCTCCAATCGGGACGCCCCGAAGGGCGCCCCTTGTCACATCGTCAAGTAATCTGACCTTGAAGATGCGGACGGTTGATTTCCACGAGAACCGTGGACGTTGCGGAAGCCACCGTGGCCGTATTCATGCACCGAGCCCCGAGCACTTGCTTGCCCGATCCAGTAGATGCACCAATGCGGCCCGAAGTGGTCGACAGAAAAACAGCGATGCCCGGAGACACCTTGTTAGCCGTCTTCTTGATACGGAACGTGCCTTGAATGCCATACCACCCGTACTTAGTAGACCCGGTCGTATTGGCCGCCATCGCAACCGCTACCGGCCGCGCTTGGTTCTTGGTGGACGTCGTCAGCGAGACACTTGCCGACTGAGCCGCCGGACCGACACCGGAACCCATGACGTAAGTCACGAGGTTCCCGGCGACTTGTCCGGACAGAGCAGGCAGGTAGATGAACTCACCGCCGCCGTAAACAGGATCGACGCCCCAGGCAATCGTTCCCACGGGGCACGCAGGAGAAGACGAATCGGAGATTGCATCCGAGTTCGGCAGACCTGCGCGCGCATTGGTCATGTAGTAAGCCATGTCGTCTTCTCCTTTACGCCACCAGCACGCCCTGAAGCATGCCGGCCGAGCAGGTAAGGTTCCCCGCCCATCCGTACAGCTTCACGATGGCGTCTTGGTTGACCGCTTGGCGTTCGCCACCAATCGGAACAAAGTTCCGCTCACGGTGCGGGCGGAAGTACAGGTACTTCGTATTCAGTGCCCACATATGCGCCGAGGTAGCGCCCGCGAAACTCGTCCCGCCAGAACCACCCGTAGCGATACCGCCGCCAAGCACCACGTCAGCAGCAGCGCCGCCGCCGTAGAACTTGAGTGCAGCAAAGCCCGCCGCGCCGTTCTCGTCCGACGTGACACGCTGGATCGCCTGGATCGCGTTAACGTAGTACTGAAAGTAGGTGTTATCGCCGATGTAGAGATCCGGCTTGTCATTCCCGCGAGTCGTACGGATGCCGAGCGCCGTCATGTATTGCACGATGTTGGCTGAGGACACCGCCGCGCCCCCATTCGTCACGCCCGAATACGATGTGTTCGCCCAGAAGGTGTAAGCCGACCGGGAAATTCCGCCGTAGGTGTTCGTGTTTGTGTCCGGCACAGCAGCCGCGAGACCGTCGATGTTCTTGCCTGCGTTGCCCGTACCATCTCCGTACAGATCCGTGTCGATCCGGTCTTGGAGTTGAGCCTCTGCAACCATGATGCGACCTTCAAGCAGATCGATGATCTGTTCCTTCCCGGAGTTCTGGAGCATTTCCAGGCCCGAGATAGTGACCGCCGCTGCGTACTGCTTGATGCTGAACTGCGCCGCAGAAATCGGGCTGTTCGGCGAGATGTTGATGAGTTCGTAACCGCTGTAAGAGTTCACGTTAGCGGTCGTCGAGTCGTTGTACATGATCTCTTCCAAGATCACGTTACCGCCCGAGAAGGGCCGGACATTTCCACGACGGCGGAGATATCGAAGAAGAGCGTTGTTGTTCGTGACGTTATCGGCGAGTTGTCCAGAGCGTTGCTGGATCGTGGTCGCGATGATGTCCGTCACCGAGCTATTGGCAAATGCCATGGTGATGGTTCCTTATCTGGTTAAAGCCTGCCGCTGGCGACCGCTTGGAAGTTTTCTTCCAGTTGATCGCGCAGACCCTTTGCCCCACCGTTTGTCACCGGACCTCCAGGGGTGGAAGTGCGGACACTCACGACAGACGCTTTCGCGCGTGCGGCATGAGCCTTTGCTGCCTCTTGAGCCCGCTTGGCTTCCTGTATGGAAGACCATACGTTCTCATCGAGACGACATGCCATGTCGTACGCGGACTTAAGGTCGCTAGCCAATCCAGATTGGAGGAGTCCAACCATGTGCTGCCGTACCTCGTCCAAGTGCGGTGCCTCGTTACGGAAGCGCGCAATCTCTTGCGCCGCCGCCGTCTGCATCGCCCTTTCCTGCTCTGTGAACCATGTGCGGACTTGACCCGACACCTGATCCAGTTGCCTCCGAAGATGTTCGATCTCCGGATTGGTTTCCTGCTGCTGCTGTTCGCCTAGCGGGACCTGAAACTCTTGCGCTAGACGTGTAAGCAATTCCCGCTTCTGCTGCGGAGTCCCCGCTGCGAGCGTGTAATGCAGTTGCCCGAGTTGCGATACCCACTGCTCCGGCGCAAGGCCGTTGGCTTGCAACAGCGGTGCATAAGGCGCAATCGCATTGTCGAGTGCCTTAGCGCGATCCGCTTCGGACTTGTAGGTAGAGACGCCGGTCTGGTACTCGCGCTCACGCTGCGCGATGTACTCCGCCAGATTGGGATCGAGCTTGTCCCAATGCTCCCAATAGTCCTTCTTCCACGACGATGGACGCTGCGGCCGCTGTTTATCAACCTGCTGTCCCGCTTCCGTCGTTGCCTGCTGCGCGACGAATCGCCCGCGCTCGTCACGAAGCCGCGCTTCCCGCTGTTCTGCGGTCTCGCTCTCTTGCGTAACTTGTTCGACCTGCTCAACATCAAGCCCTTGCTGCTGTTCGACGGCATCCGCCGCCGCTTCGAGCGTGTCTCGCAATGTGCTTTGCGATTCCATGCCTTCTCCAGTAAAGGAAGGGTGCGATGCCCTGCACCCTGGTGGCGGCCCTTCTCAGGGCGGCCGTGTGGCGTCTCTCGACGCGACTTAAGTTAGTATCGCAACTTCTCGTACACCTGCCGCGCAATCTCCTCACGAGGAGACGGCAGCGGGTTAACCCTGTACGGCTTCAGATGCTTTGTTTCGTTTCCGACCTCAATGCACCCGTGCATCCGCAAGTGCTCGCGATGCGCAGAGCGCGAAGAGATCTGCTCGCCCGTAATCATCGAGCGGTACGGCTGGATGTCGCCATACACCATTGGCGCCTTCGGGTCCGGCGTCCATTCGCGCGAGACCTCGACGAGTTCGCCGTCTATCTGGACGTACCTTTTACGCACTCTTGTTCACCGCCCACAAAGTCGGCGAATAGCACGTAAACGTCACCACGGCATACAGCGTCTGCGTATACGCCGCGTTCGATGTCGCAGACCCGAACGATGTTCCCGGCACACCGATAGCCGCGCCCACCGGGGGCCATACCTTGATCGACGACCCCGTATCGTTGATGACAATGACAGAGTCGCCCGGCTGCGCAGCAGGCAGCCGCACGCCATCCGATCCGGTCACGCGGTTCAATCCCGCATTGAGTTGCACGGCAGATGTCTGCGTAGACGATGACGTAGCCGTGACAGCAGTCGGAATGCCGCCCATGACTTGAGCAGTCCCGGGAGGAACCCCGGCGCCGACGAGTTCAGTAGAGAGTGCCATTAGGGTTTCCTCTTATTGCAAAGTGCTCGACTGTTCATCAGGCAACAGAGCGCCGAGCACCGTCTGTTGCAGTTGCGCCTCGGCCTTCATCTTCGACGCCTGTGCATCGATCATCCGGCCCTCGTTCTCAATCATCGCGATGCGCTCGTCTGCCTGCGACTTGCGCGCCTCGCTCTGCATCTTCTGTTGCATGCCGGCAAGTTTCATCTGCTCGACCTGCATCTTAGGATCGGGCTGCGGAGGCTGTTGCGCCTTCATCTGAAGCATCTGCGTAATCTTCTGCGCAGTGTCGTCAAACGCGCCCTCGATGGTCTTGCCGACCTTGAACCCTGTGACGCCGAACTTAAGCATCTCCAGCATCAGCGGCATCATCTCCGGCGCAACCGAGCCGATTTGCACCGCCTTTTCCATGAACGCGCCAGTGGCCGTCAGGAATTCCATCCGCGATTGTTTGTCCGCGTTCTCGTCGATCTGGATCAACGAGTCCGCCGCGACCTCAATCCTGAACGAACGCAGCGGATTCTCGGTGTCCGCGTTCGGGTCCATCAGACGATCGCCCATCAGCAGTTGCAACGCCGGCTCGATGTATTGCTGGTCCTGCTGCGCCAGTTCTCGCGCCCCGCCCATCAGGAGAATTGTCTGAGGCGCAAACTTCGTGCAGATGATGTGCGCCTTCATCTGGAGCAACGATGTTGCAAACTGCGCCACCTGCTTCTGATAGCCGCGCAGACGCAATCCTCCGTATTGCGCCTTGATCTGCTGCGCACCCAGAGTCTCGCCCGGGTCCGACGAGCCGCGCATGATGTCGGCAAGCCCCATGATCTCGAAGACCTGATTCTTGACCTGCTCCATCGCGCCATATGCATCGACTAGCGTCTTCGCAATCGGGGCGATGTCGACGATATCAATCGCTCCCTTGAGGCCGTTCTTCTCGGCGAACGCCATCCAGTTATTGACCGGAAGCAGATCGTTGTTTCCGCCTTCGCTGAAGATGCGCCGAAGCTCAGGAATCGCCGCGTCATAAACGCCCTTGACCTGCAACGCCTTGACGAGGCCGTCAATACGATCTGCGAGGATATCTAGTTCGTTCGCCTGATCCTGATACAGCGTGAAGTCCGGGATCGGTACGAGCGAATCGCTCGTGGTCGTGGCGTACATCGGCTTGGGGCACGGGAAGAAGCCTTCCAGACCGAGGGGGTCGGGCCGCTCATCCAGAATCTCGTTTAGCGACTTGCTGACCCAGATCGCCGACTGCGTCTCGTTGTCCCAGATCTCGTAAATGCAAGCTTTGCTTGTCTCAGCGGCATCAGCATTCTTGCGTCCGTTCTCATCCTGCGGAGTCGAATCGAGCGGGATCTTGCGGCCCATCTCTTCGCCGAAGCGTTTGACGCACTGAGCACGCGACATGTAGACGCGACGCCATACCGCCGTGACCTCTTCCCAAGTCCGCGCCGTCGTGTGGCCGAAATCACGCCAATGCACGTAATCAGTCGGCGCACACTCGTAATCCAATTGCTCGTCCGGCTCGTCCGTGTCCTCTGTAACTTGAACGCCGTCATCATCGCCACCCGTTTCGGCTGCCCGAAAGTGCGGCTCGTAACGCACCCAGGCCGTACCGCGCCCGCCAAGGAATCGATCCAGCACGCAGCCCGTGATCGTGGCGTCATAGTCCGGGTAGTGGTCGATCTCGAACTCAAGCGCCCGCTCCAGCAGCAGCGCAGCAACGCGCCCGACCGGGTCCTGATCGCGGAAACGTCGAGACACATCCGCCTTCGGCTTCCGGTTGTAGGTCGCCTCCTTCAATACCTGAACGTTTGACCACAGGATGTTGAAGCGCGCCTCCGCATAACCTCGACGCCCATCGCGATAGTCATCGCGATAGCGTTTGAGGATCTTCTGTACGCGGCCTTCCCATTTCTTGAACTCGCTCTCGTACTGAGCGATTCGGCCGAGCCAGAAGTTTGCGGATTCGGCCATTACTCCGACCACATCCTAACGACCGGCTGCCAGAACTTGACAACGAGGTCGTTGCCGACCGACTGCGTCGAGTCGATATAGATACGCGCCCAAATGTCCGCATCAGTGATGCCGGACGGAATGACGATCTTGCGCGTCATCAACGTCCCGCTGCGATCATCCGTAAACGGGTCCGTGTTGCTGTCCAGCGATGAGCCATAGACGAGATAGGTATACGTCCCGTCCGACATGACAAGCTCAAGAGAGACCGCCAGAAGACCCACCGCCCCACTCAGCGAGTAGGGCATGCTGCACTGAAGATACTGACCAGCAGTCAGAGACGCCTGGAAGTTGTTACGCCGGAAGCGCGTCGAGGCCGTCCCCGTCGCCGTTCCATAGTTGAGCGTGATGATCTGGTTATTGCCGAGTGCATCACCATCCGCCGACACAGTTCGCGCAGCGACCGTAGGCGTAACGTTCATGTTAGTCGTGGAATCCGACGAGGCCCATCCCGTCGCCACGCCACCCGCACTTGTCGCAAAGTCCGAGTTCGTGAAAATGTTCCCCGAGTTCGTCGAGATCTGCTCGTTGTGCGCCCCGAGCCACGGACCCGCAGTCAGTTGCGAAGAGATTGCCGAATAGACAGCGTTCCCGATAGCCCGCGCCCCTACGCCTGACGGGTGCGTGTTGTCCAACGCCATGACCGAGTTCATGTCGGGATTAGTCGCCGCCGAGTTGACGTATGTCACCCCGTTCGCAACAGATCGCCACGTATCGACGAAGATCAGGTTATTGGACCGGCAATACTCATAAAGCCAACGATTCACCTGGATGTGAATCGCCTGCCGAGCCGCCGTCCAGTTGGAATCTGCGCTGTTGCGACACGAAATTGACAGACACACGACGCGCTTGCAACGCTGTCGCAGCAGGGTCAGCAACTCGGCATAGTCTGCAATGATGTCCGCATACGATTGCCCCTCGTATACGTCGTTCATGCCCGCCATCACAAAACCAAAATCGTAGGCCGACAGAAGCTCAGTGTTGCGCACCATGTAGGTGATCTCTTCGATCACCGCCGCACCCGTCGCGCACCACGTCGTATCGAACAGCGTACCCATGCGCTCCTCGACCCACGACAACCAGCCACGCTGCGAACGACGACGAGGAATGTAGAGCGTAGCGCCAGCCGTCGACGTTCCAGGGCTTGTACGTCCGCGCAGTTTGGCCGTGAATGCGTTGGCAGACAGAACCTTGTCCACTACGCCATCAAGCAGGTTGAACTTGCTCTGCGGCGCACCGCTGACCCGGAACTCCTCGCCCGGAACGAGCGAGTGCGACGTCCGATAAAAGGTTGCCGTGCCGTCCCGATTGTCGACCACATAAGGCGCCGTCATCGTAAGCGCCGTGTCGTAATAGGCCGTGATCGAGTCGCCGCATACGAGCGCCGTGATCGGGTACGGCTGGTAGAGCGGAAGCTGATTAAGCGAGGTCCACGAAAGGCCGTCGGTCGGGTAGGTCATGGCTAGCTCGCTTGATTGGCAAAGAAGAAGGTCACATCGAGCGTATTTGCAATCGTCACGTGGCACGATGTTGCAAACGACGCCGGGAACCGATGAAAGCCGATTGCCGGCGTGATCGTCCCGCTTACAACCGTCCCGCTCGCGCCGCCATCACGAAAAACCAGTGTCCCCGTGGTCGTGCTGTTGACGTAGAACCCGAGTAGCGAACACGGGTTGCCACAGACTGCCCCGGTTGCAGTCATGTTCTTGTAACTGCCGGTCTCTACCTGAACGCCCATCAGATTCGCCCTCTTGGTTGCTGCGCCGTGCGCCACATCTCATCAAGCGTGACGGACGGCACGCCCACCACGACCCCGCGCATGGGCTCCATCGCTTTCGGTGCAGGCGCCGCATGCTCTAGCATCTGCGCCCCGTAGGTGTATGCGTCCGCAGGATGCGACGCCCAGTCATGGCGCGGCTCCTTGCTGCGAATGCGCTTCTCTTCGTCCCACTCGTACGACCACGAGCGCAGGCCCGTCAGACCCTCAGCACAATTGGTCTCGTGGAATCGGCACGACTCGATCACTCGACGCCCCGCGTTAATGCGGTCCTGCGTCTTGGACTGAGGCACGAGGCCGACCTTGTCCTTGCCGAACGCCTCCAGGAACTGTTCGACAACGCTGTGCTTGCTCTGGAAGGTCTTTGCCCTGGCATCGTGAGGCAACCAGATCTTGCGGATCTTGTACGGCTTTGACTTCAGCGCCTCGATCCAATCCTCCGCATCGAGGCCGATGCCCTGCATGTAGTCGACAACATCAAAGCCCTTGCGACGCGGTTGCCAAAACCAAAACGCCGCCGTATCGCGAAAGCCGATGTCGCATGAAATGTCGACGGGCCAGTCATCGACCTCAAAGTCGGATACGCGCCCCTCCCGCTCGGCACGCTCGACAGCGGCGCCAAGGATTGCGTGGACGTTCGCGGCCGACCAGTCGTTGAACCACTCCTGACGCCACAGCGCATCCCCGCCCTCGGGGCCGAATAGCTGTATCTTCTCGCGCCGGTCTGCCTCTAGTTCCTCGTCGTTGATGACGCCCGTATCCTTGACTGTCAGTAGCTCGGCAAAGGCGTGCGGGTCGGACTTGGCAGACTGGTACGTACTAAAGCCATGATTGTAGCCGCGTGCTGTATAGATCCACAGTGCCCACCCCTTGTTTTCGCGCAAGATGGGCGAGATGTAGCCATGCGCCATAGGATTGGCCAGCGACCATTCGGAGTAAATCACTCCGACCGGGGGCGAGCCCATCAGAGAATTGAAGTTGTCCGAGCCGACAACCTGCCAAATCGCGCCCGACTTGAAGGTGATTTTCATCGACTGCGAGTCGGTCGACTTGCGAAGCTCCATCGGGAAAGCTTCGTCGATCCGCCGCATGCCGGTATGCGGGTTGACAGCATCCCACACCGCTTTGCGCGCCTGCTCGTACTGCGGGAGCATGTGCCAGTAGTTGCCCGGTCGCTCATGCGCTGCGATGGCCGTACGATGCAGGGCGACCTCGTCCTTGCCAGCACGACGGTGCCACACTGCGACAGCCGTACGCCCGCCACCTTCGAGGTAGTCCCACAGCGGCCGCTGATAGGCGCGCGGCACCCAGCCGTGAGCAGGTAACCTAATCCGCATGCCGGACCCCTACGCCCATACACAGCAGGTAATGGCGCATGCCATCGTGCCCGGTATGCAGGGTCTCGTCGTTGAGTCCGAAGCTGAATACGTTTTGGAAATGCGCCGACATGAGCGCAGACAAGGCTCTTGCGTCCTTGCAGTTGACGTGCCCCGCCTTGCTGTGCGGGCTGGCGAATCGCTGCGACTCCAGGCTAGGCATGCCGACGATAAACACGCCATCAGGATGCAAGGACGCGCAGACATTGCGCAGAAAAACAGACTCCTGCTCGGGCGGCACGTGCTCCAGCACATCGAGAGCGTAGGCGCCGTCATACTGAAGCTGCGCAGGGCGCTCAATCGGGTTCCACACCTGCGCCGGCTTGTCCCACTTGCCCGTAACCTGCCGAGCGTCGCGCACGAAACCCGCGTCAGCGTCAGACACCGTCACGCGCCATACGCTCTGCTGAACGATGCGCGACGCCCATCCATCGGCGGCCCCGATCTCGATGACCCGCGACTTGTTTGCCAGCATGCGGGCGACGAACTTGTATCGCGCCAACATGAAGAGCAGTCGCTGCGGGTCGTTAGCCCAAGCCTCGCTAGCCATGACTCCAAGCGATTCGTGGGGGTCGCCTGCAAATGCGGAGTACTGCGGCTCAAAGCAAACTGGCCCTATTTCGGCGGATCGGAGAATTTGACTATCTCCAGTACGAGAGGCCCGCCACCCTCGCCCGTGTGCTCTGTGCGGGCCAGCTTGGGGACGTGATACTCGATGACGCTCTGAAACAACACGAACGCTTTTTCAGGATTAGGCAGAACCACGTATTTGGCATCCTCGCCATCGCTGTCCTTAACGCCATAAGCCACCTGATCGAGCCACGTCTGAAGACGGTCGGCATTGCCATCGACGAACTTGGCAATTGCCTCGCGCGCCTCGGCCGTGGCCTTGTTGGGCGTCCCTGCCACCCTGCCGCCGGTCTTTGCCCCTTTTGCCATCTACCTTTTTCTACAGTCGATTTAGAGCACCGCTCCGACAGCATCCTTGAGCGTCCGTTTACGCTCGGACAAATCAGCCTCTTGCTGTGCCCTGGTCTTTCGGATCTCAGCCAGTCGGGCCGTGAGCCTTGCCTCTTCGGCATCGAGACTGGCCACCGACTTCTGCGCATCTTCCAGCGCGTTCGCCGCGTCGATCACATCTGCAATCTCTGCCAATTCGCACCCGACAAAATAAAAGCCCGCGCGAAGCGGGCTGAGGCCGTGCAGGAGAGAGACGGACGCCGCTACTGCGCCAAAGTCTTTATCTCATGCGTGCAGTTGACTGAGGGAAACACTT